TTTACACTACAGACGAAGCTAACGACGGATAGGAGAATTAACATATGTCTTTTGGTTATCAAGTTTTAGGATTTGGATCAGGTGGCGCTGGACCATCAGAATGGTTAGAAGCTACTGGTGGAGTTGAAAGCACTTATACAGATTCAGGAACCGATTACAAAGCCCACGTTTATTTATCAGATAGTACATTTGCTGTTACTGCCTTAGGTACTGACAGTGACGGAGATAAAGTAGATTATTATTGTATAGGTGGCGGCGGCGGAGCTACTGGTCATGTTTCTGGAGGAGGAGGTGGCGGCGGAGCCGTGATATCTTCTAGTTTAAGCACTACAATGACCAAGGCAACTCACCCTATTACAGTAGGCGCAGCAGCAGCAGGATCTGCTTCAACAGCAGCTCAAGGAAATGATTCCGTAGTTTTTGTCGGCGCTCCTATTGAAGCCACTGGAACAGGTGGTGGCGGAGGAGGAACTGCTAATACACCTACACCCGGAAGCCCTGGTGGCTGCGGTGGAGGTGGCGTAGTTGGCGGTGCAGGTGGTTCTGGAAGTCTTGGTGGAGATGGCTCAACCACTCCCCTTGGTGCAGGCGGTGGCGGCGGAATGGCTGTTAATGGTTCTGGTATTAATGGAGGTGCCGGAGAAACAAACGCATATGATGATAATACTTACTACTACGGCGGTGGCGGTGGTGGTGGCGGCGGAGCTGCCGGTCATGGACCCGGTGGTGGAACTGCTGGCGCTGGAGGAGGCGGCGGTGGATCATGGCAATATGGCGGTGGTCCTGGAGCAGCTTCAGGTTCAGCAGCAAGAAATGCAGGTCAATCTGGTACTATGGGATATGGCACCACAGGCGGAAATGCAGGCGCTAACACTGGCGGAGGAGCTGGAGGTGGAGGACACCCAAGTTCTCATGGTGGTAATTCTGGAAGTGGTTATTGTGTGGTCCGTTATAAGGTGGGCTAATGGCTATAGCTTTTGCAAAATTAGATGCCAACAATAAAGTTGTTCACGTTCATACTATTCCTCAGGACAAAGCAGCGAGTGAAGCTAAAGGTCAAGAGTATTTAAGAAAATTATATTGGGATCCAACAGGAGTTTATAAACAGACAGATACAAGTATGTCAGCAGGTGTGCATAAAGATGGCGGAACACCATATAGAAAAAATTTTGCTGCAAAAGGCCATACTTATGATGAAGATAGAGATGCTTTTCTACACGCACAACCTTTTCCATCTTGGATTTTAAATGAAGACACATGTCATTACGACCCACCTATTCCTTATCCTGATGAGGAGCGTTTGGCGCTCTGGAATGAAGCAGAACAAAAGTGGGATCTAACTTAATCTTTTAGTTCAGGTAAGTGTTTAAAAAATTTTCCTTTAATTTTCAACATATTAGTTTTATCTAATTCAAATAATTCTTTATCTTTCGGACAAGGAACAATTTCATGTTCGTAATCTTCTCTTTTAAAAGGAACATAAACTGCTAAGGGAGTGCCCTTAACAATTTTTATATATTTATAACCCGGATAAGTCAGAGAATCCTTTCCTAATTTTTCAAAAGTACTTTTTTTAATTATAAGTTGTTGATTAAGTTGGTGCCACGTATCGGTAGGAATGATGCCAGGCAGAACTTCGAATAAAGGACTATATTCATAATACATATTTAATTGCATTGTTGAATAACCTTTGGGAGTTATCATTCTCCAAGGACATTCCGTTTTTAAGATGAAAGCAATATCATTTTTGATATGATCAGGAACATAAGGCACAAATTGTTCATTAGGATGAAACCTCATTTGATATCCTGGATTAGGAGTGAGCCATCTAAAGTGTGTAGTTTCTTTATCATAAACTAAAAGAATATCGCACCATGCAGGAACTACATATCCTTGCTGAAGCCATAAAGGAAAAGAAGGACAAGCTTTTATATTGTATAAAGTTTCAGTAACTTGAGGACTTTTAATATCTTTATACCATTGGGGGAAAAACTTTCGAGCAGGTTGAGGAGGCATTACCTTTTCCATATGTGGAATTTGAGACCACCATCTTATTTTAGGTCTTATTGCCATAGATCTTATGTTGTAAAAAATCAATTGTTTTAGGACAATCTCGAACGGCTAAGAACCATTTCATTTTTCTCTTGTTTAATTCACTAATGGGTTCAGACCATTCTTTTTTAAGTTCGGCATAAGTATTTTTAAAATTGTATTTCATTAGGGTAGGTAAATCTGTAGCAGGCCAATCTAGACCTGTAGCAATACAATGAAAACCTCCGTCAGAGTGATAATGATAATTTTGCATTCTAGCTATAGCAGCGCGCTGAAAGTCACTGTTAAGAGAAGTATAGTTAAAATCAAAAGGATAGGTACGTTCTTGAATATCTCTCCAGTATTTAGTATCGGTTCGACTAGACAAGGCATAGTGAAGAGCTACAAATTCTGCAAAACCTTTGCACATTCTTCTAACAGAATAATTAAAGTTATCACGAGTAAATTGAGAAATTTCCGATCGTCCTAAGCAACGTAATAAGAAATGTAAATACTCATGGACAGCTAACAGACCATTACTTTCTAAGGGTTCAATGAAGCCCGAGGATAAACCAATAGCACATACATTTTTAACCCATGCGTTTTTATACATGCCTCCTTTGAATTTAATTTTTTTAAATTCTAATTGGTCGGGCCAGTCAGAATTATATTTACCTTTCTTATCAGTAAAGAAAGCAGGGCGAGGGGTATAATCGAGAGTTGGATGTCCAAGCCAATACTTAAATTCTTTAAGAGCGTCATCATCTGAAATATATTTATCCGAATAAACATACCCTGTTCCAATTCTTTCCCATAAAGGAATGGTCCATATCCATCCATTTTTCACAGCTGTGCAATTAGTGTAATTTTTTAATTCATTATTTTTATTTCTATAAGGTACTTTAGTGGCCCATGCGGAATTATTAGGAAGATAGTCAAATTTTTCAAAGGGCTCCTTTAAAGTTTTTCCTAATAAAAGAGATTTAAATCCTGTGCAATCAATATAAAGATCTGCTTTATGTTTTTTATTAAGGGATTGAATTCCTTTTTTATCATCAGTTTCAATAGTTTTAATTTCTTCTTTAATATGTTTAACCTTGTTAGGAATACAGATATGATCTCTAAGCCATGCGGCAAACAATGTAGCATCAAAATGATAGGCCGCATCTTTCTCGAAGGTCCATTCACCATCTACAATATTGGGTTTGTCGCTTAATCGATTTTGTCCCACGAAAGCCATCTGAGGAAATATACATTCTGCGTAATCCATATTATGGGTTTGAGGGTATATAATTTTTTTAAAATACCAGTCGTTTAGGTCTGCTTTATTCTCTTTGGTATAAATAGGACCAAAAGGATAATGAAACCCGCCATCTCCTATCTTACCAAAATTTTCAAACCGAATACTTAGTTTGTAAGTGGCATTACAATGTTTCATAAAATCTTTATCTTTAATTCCCATCATGGCTAACCATGTCTTAATAGTACCTAGGGTACTTTCCCCTACTCCTACAGTAGGAATATTAGGAGATTCAATTAAAGTGATTTCTTTGTCCGAACAAAATTTTGACAGCAGGGCTGCTGTCATCCAGCCTGCGGAACCTCCTCCAACAATAATAATTTTATTGATCATTATTTTTTAGTTCATTTCCTAAATTCTTAGCAAAGATTAAATCCAGTCCAATAACGGTTTTACGTTTGGAAGAGTTATTGGCCGGACTGAAATGTTCAATGGAACTGGGAACAATAATCATATCTCCTTCTTTAGTCTTAAATTTACGAAAACATACATTACCAGAATCGAATTGATTAAAAGGTTGTTTATATACAGTAGGAGAATGTTCTGTTGGATCGAAGTCCACATAAATCATAGCACTAAATAAAGCTTTGCCATGATTATGAAGAATCTGTTCATGGCCTTTATCATAGGAGGTGGCAAAGGCTTTGGATATTTCTAAATTGGTTTTTACTTCGTTTGAGAATTCGTTTAAAGATTCTGAAAAAAGATTTAAACATTCATCTAAGAAAATGGCAGCTAACCCAAGAGAAAGTCTGCGATTAGTTAAAAAATTTTGATCTTTATATTTTAGACACGGATATTGTTCTAGTAAGGTATGTATCTTTTTTTTCTTTTCTTCCCAATCTTTCAACGTAAACTTCCAATAGGGAATGGCAAATAAGGTGTCTTTCATAAAGAGCGAAAATAGTTGATTTTGTTTTTAAAGTCAACTATAAGTTCAAATGGCTATGGGAGAAAGAAACAATGAATCTTAAACATTATGTCTGGGTATTTAAAGGTGCATTGGCACCTGATGTGTGTGACCGTATTATAAAGATAGCTTTAGGAAAACAAAAACAACAGGGTCTAATTCATGGTATAGGTATGACAGAATCAGGAGGGTATAAAGATTTAAAAAAACATCCTCTAACAGAGAAACAAAAAAAAGACTTATTAGAAAAACGAGATTGCCGAGTTGTATGGCTGGAAGAACCATGGCTTTATAGTTTACTTTCTTCTTACATCCGTATAGCAAATAAAAACGCTGAATGGAATTTTCACTGGGATTGGACTGAATCTTCTCAATTTATTATTTATAAAAAACATCAATTTTATAGTTGGCATACTGATTCAGCGGCAACCATAGGAGGCCCTCTGAAAGGCTCTTATGGTAAAATAAGAAAACTCTCTTCTAATATTTTACTTTCTGACCCCTCAACCTATGACGGTGGGGATTTTCAAATCGATCATAGAATGCAGGATCCAGACATACAAGGTCAAAGTATTTGGACGGCTCCCCGAGAGCGAGGCACTATTATGGTTTTTCCTTCTTTTTCATGGCATAGAGCTACTCCCATTACTAAAGGAATACGATATTCTATAACTCATTGGCATTGGGGACAACCTTGGAAATAACATGAGTTATAAAAATGATGGTTATGAAATTATAAGAGGAGCCATTTCTTTTGAACTTGCTAATTTTATCTCTAAGTATTTTTTTTTAAAAAAAGACGCAGTAGAATGGTTATTTAAAAATCATCCCAATGTTTCAGACGAAGGAAGCCGTAAAAGTTTATACGGCACTTGGAAGGATAAACAAGTTCCTAATACTTATTCGGTATATGGAGATCATACAGCTGAAACTTTATTAATGAAACTTCTTCCCATCATGCAAAAAACTACAGGACTTACATTAACCCCCTGTTATAGTTATGCACGAGTTTATAAACACGGTGATATCTTAGAAAAACATACAGACCGAGGAAGCTGCGAAATTTCAACCACTCTTCATCTAGGTGGTGATGATTGGGATATTTATCTAGGAGGAAAGCAAGTCAGTTTAAAAGTTGGAGATATGCTTATTTACCAAGGAAATAGAATTGAACATTGGAGAAATACTTTTAAGGGAAAAACATGTACTCAGGTTTTTTTACATTATAATGATGTTAATGGTCCTTTTGGAATACAAAATTTACGCGATGGAAGGCCACTTTTGGGGCTCCCTCCCAACTGTACCACAAATTTTTTACCCATAGAAAAACTAGATTTATTTCCTAGTCCGATATGGTTATGTAAATTAAAAATTGATCCAGAATATAAAAAACAATTAATAGAAGATATCTATAACGAAAAAGCTAAAGGTAAAAATCCTAAACGATCTAATACCGGTTCGTGGCAATCGGATGTGGATTTATTTAACCGTCCACTCTATCAAAAACTATGTGATATGAGTGCACAAAAAATTATGGATATATTTTTGCACGTAGCGGGATGTAATTATTTACAGATGTGGGCTCAGGTGAGTCAGAAAGGAGATATGAATGAACTTCACGGACATGGAGGTCTTTATGATTTAAGTGGATCTATTTATTTATCAGTTCCCGAAAATAGTGGGGAGTTCTATTTTAGAGATCCTCGTCCAGGAGCTATGCTCACTCCAGCGAAACCTTTTGGTAGCGAGTGGTGTAGGTCTGTCGAAGTTCAGGATGACTTACTGATATTATTTTTTCCGTTTTTAGAACATGGAACTCATCGAGGAACTCAGACAAAGGATCGTATTATGATATCCTTTGATGTACAACTTAGAGGCGCCGACAGTATCCAACCCTTATGAAAATTATAAAAAATCTTTTATCAAGCAAAGACCTTAAAATGGTACAAGATACTCTTATGTCAGAAGACTTTCCTTGGTTTTACAGAGCTACAGAAACAACCCGTGAAGAAGACGGTGAATATTTTACCCATAATTTTATTAGAGTTCCTCAACCAGGTCGTTCTAACTGGTACTATGCGCTGGAACCTATTCTTTCGCATTTAAATATTTTCTCTTTGCTAATGGTTCGAGCCAATTTATGTGTTAATTCAAATGTTGCTTTACGCTCGAGTTTTCATACAGATAATAATGATCCTAGAGTGTCAACAGCTATCTTTTATGTGAACACCAATAATGGAATGACCATGCTTCGAACACCTGAAGGAATTATTAAGAGTCCTGCTGAAGAAAATAAAATAATAATATTTCCTTCTCAAACCCATCACCAGAGTGTGAGACAAACCGATACTAAACAAAGGGTTGTTATTAATTTTAATTTTTATGGAAAATAATAGTTGGCTAGATGGTTTAATTAAGGCTTCCTCTTCTTTAGCCCCGGAAAAAAAAGAGGTTATTTATAGACCTTTATTAGATCTACATTGGGGAAGTCATGCTTTTGCTTCGAGCATTAACGAGGCTATTCACTTTTTAAAACAAGTACAAGATGATAAATTTATTGAGGTTAAACTTATGATTAATGGTCTTCAAGCATGCCGAGGAGATTCTATAAAATTAATTGAACCCAATCATCCTTTAACCAGATCTTTCAAATGGATTTTAGGACTCCCTAAAGTTCCAAAGATTTTTTTTGACCCTATCAAAGTTTGGGATGAAGCTATTAAACTGGCCGATCCTTCTCGATCCTTTTATGAATTCGGAGTATGGAAAGGTAAATCTTTTAACTATTTTATGGATCAAGGTGGATTTAAAAAAGGTTTTGGCTTTGATACTTTTACTGGACTTCCAGAAAAATGGCATCATTTTCAACCCAAAGGAGCTTTGTCCGCTGATGGTAAGGTGCCTGCCATTGCTGGTGCAGAATTTATTAAAGGAGAATTTAAAAATACTCTCCCAACATTCTTTTCTAAGAAAAGACCAATGGCATCCATAATACATTTTGATGCCGATTTATATTCATCTACCTTATGTGCTTTAAATTCTTGCAGAGATATAATAGATGAAAAAACACTTTTAATATTTGATGAATTTTTAGAGATAGTACACAGGGACTGGGAGTTAGATGAATATAAAGCGTTTATGGAATTCTGTAAAAAATTTAATCTTACCTATGAAGTTTTAGTAGTCTCTTTTCGTACCTTGCAAGTAATCATAAAGGTAAAACAATGAAATTTAGATTTCACCAAACCACTGTTTCTAAGGACTTCGTTAATTTTTTATTTAAACTTTTTAATAAACAAAAGACTTTTTCTTCAAGCATTAATGTGGTAGAAAATTGTTATCTAACATTCAATCTTATTAAGGAGATCCCTTTAAAATTTCGAGCCGAATTAACCGGAGGGCTTTTTAATGCTGAAGATGTTCATCACCTCCATATGTTAAAATTCCCTCCCAGAGGTACATTAGATTACCATGACCATTCAAAATTTGAACGATACTCATACGTTCTTTATATGGATGATATTGGGGGAACTTTGTTCCAAGACAGCATCGATAATCTTTTCTTTAAATCAAGAAAAGGAAAGCTTATTATTTTTGATAGCAAGATTTTTCATAAAGCCGTAACTGATAATCAAACTAGATACACCGCGGGTGGAGGAATCATTAAGAAGGTCGTATGAACATTTTTAAAATAAAAAAACATAAGTTCTATCTAAAAGAGATAGAGGAATCTATTCCTCGAGAAGAAGTTATTGTTCCTGCGTTAGGGGGACCTTCATGGTTTAAAAATTTATGTCCTTTTATTGGAAAACATAAAAGTTCCCTGGATGCTTACCATAAAGCTAGTACTATTATTGCCCGAACCGTTCAAAGTTGTCCGGGTATATTAGAACTTTTTAAAAACTCTTTTCTTCTTAAGTTTCCTTGTGATGTTATTCTGGAGACCAAGGATAATGGAGATTATCTATGGCAGAAGCCCAGTAAAACAAGTGTCTTGGGTATTACTCATCAAACAGAGGAGCAGGTTGAATCTACCGGACCCCTAGCTTCTTCTATTGTGATTAAATTTTGTCTTCCTTTTCTTTTTCAAGCATCTAATAATAAAGTATCTTTACTAGATCCGGTGTATTGGAAAGTTCAACCCTATAGAGTAGCACCTGGTATTATTAATTTTAAAACAGAACGAGGAGCCCTTCCTTTAAATGTAATAGCTCTTTTTGAAAAAAAGAACAAAGTATATGAATTTAAAAAAGGAGAGCCCATGGCTCTTTCTTATACTTGTAATTATTCTACCTTAGAGATGAATAATAGTTTAATTGAATCTCCTATTCACTTAGATAACTCACGAACTTTTACTCATAGATGGAGTTGACCACTCCATCAAGGTATATTATAAAGGAATTTTAGGATTTTCTATGCTGCATAAAATAAGACTTAAACCTGGATTAGATAAACAATCTTCTGATACAGGAGCCGAAGGAAAATGGGTTAACGCCGATTATTCTCGTTTTCGTTATGGTTTTCCTGAAAAAGTAGGGGGTTGGGAACAACTCGTTGATAAGAACTTGATTGGTGCAGGGCGTGACCAGCATACCTGGGTTGATCTGGCTGGCAATAAGTATGCAGCTATTGGAACCAACAAGTGCCTTTACATTTATTTTGAAGGAGCGTTCTATGATATCACTCCTTTAGATGCTACACGTCAACAAACAGGAGCCACATTCACGACTGCGAGTGGTTCAGCCACCGTTACTCTGACTACCAGTAGTGCTCATGATGCTGAGGCAGGAGATATTATTTTATGTTCTAGTGCCACTTCCGTACCCGGAGGTTTTAGCGCATCAGATTTTGATGATATACTTTTTGAAGTAGCCGCTGTGCCAAGTGCTACGACTAT